GGATAAAATGTGATAATATTTATTATGAAAAACATCATATTATTCCTAGATGTTTAAATGGTAGCAATGATAAAACAAATTTAGTGTTGTTAACTGCCCGAGAGCATTTCATCGCTCATAAACTTCTTTGCAAAATTTACCCGGATAATGATAAATTAAAGTATGCGTTATGGGCAATGATTAATCTAAATAATTCAAATCAATCTAGGTTGTATAAAATTACATCTCGGGAATATCAATCAGCCCGTACCAGTTATATACAATTAGCAAAAAAGCCAAAAAGTGCAGAACATCGATTAAAATTAAAACAATCGTGGACCGATGAGAGACGCCAGACTGAATCATGCAGAAAGTTAGGCAAAAAGATTAATTATAAAAATGGTGTTTCTCCACTTAAAGGTACAAAAAAACCAAAAGAATTAATATTATGTGGTGAACTACATTATAATTTTGGAAAGAATCTAAGTTCCGAAACTAAAACTAAAATAAAAAATACATTAACCGGATATATACATTCAGATGTAACAAAACAAAAAATGAAAGATTCGGCAAACAATAAACCATACATTGAATGCCCACATTGTTCAATGAAATCAAAATCCGGAGGCAATATGAATCGATATCATTTCAATAATTGTAAATTTAAAGGAGATAACTAATGGCCGATTATTCAGTACAAAAGCCAATCTGGCCAGGAAGTTCATCATTTACGACAGGATCAACGCCGTTTGGATTTTTTGACAATGATCCTATGTTTCAGCAACATGCAGACAAGTTTGCAAAATATGCAGCACAGCATATTGGATATCCAATCATGGATGTTGAACTTCAAGATATAAATTTCTATACAGCATTTGAAGCTGCGACAATGGAATATTCAAATCAAGTTAATCAAGTTAATATTGTTAACAATTTGATGAATACATTGGGCATACAAACCGGATCTGGATTTATGTCTGGGTCTAGTTTTACTGGTCAACAAGTAGGTAACTCATTTGGATACATTTCCAAACTATCAAAAGCATATGGTACTGAAGCTGATTCGGGAGGAACCGCTCGATGGTACAAAGCTAGGATAGATATGACGCCTGGCCAACAAACATATAGTATTAGAACAGCTGTATCTAATTCTTTAGGCATCACACTATCAAATACTAGTTCGATCGAAATTAAACGGGTACTACATAATCCGCCGCCAGCAATTGTTAGATATTTTGACCCATTCGTTGGTACTGGATTGGGTTCACAGCAATTACTTGATTCATTTAACTTTGGAGGATTCTCGCCGTCAATTAGTTTTATGATGATGCCAATCAATGCTGATTTAATGAGATTGCAAGCAATTGAGTTTAATGATCAAGTACGTAAATCTCATTATTCATTTGAAGTACATGGAGATGATATTAAGTTCTGGCCAGTGCCAACATCAGGTACCGGTTCTGCATCATCAACTATATTTTATGGCCAAGTTTGGTTTGAGTTTTTATTTGAAGAACAAAAAAATAATGATGCCCTTTTATTTGGTAATACCGCACTTGTTAAAGGGGCAGTAAGTGACGCATCCAATATACCATATACATATCAAACATACAGTAGCATTAATGATATGGGGCGTGCGTGGATTATTAAATACGGATCATCACTTGCAAAAGAAATGTTAGGGTTTGTTCGTAATAAATATTCGACAGTACCTATACCAAATTCCGAAGTAACACTGAATGGATCTGAATTAGTATCTAGTGCGCAATCAGAAAAAGAAACATTGATTACGCAGCTTCGAGAATTCTTAGACAAACTAACAAAAGAACAAATGTTAACACGTCAAAATACAGAAGCTACACAGATGAATGAAATACTTGGCAAAGTGCCATTAAAAATATATGTTGGTTAAGGAGTATAAATTATGGCATTATTTGGAGGAATACGAGATGCTAAATTTTTAGCAGCAGTTAACTCAGAATTATTAAATTCAATTATCGATACCGAAATTGAGTTTTTTAAATTAATTGTAGCAGCAAGCAACTCAAACTTATACGGCGAAGCAGAATTAAAATCATATTACGATTCAATTTTAATTCCGTGCTTAATCACAAAAGAAACAAAAACAGCAACCATGGATGATTACGGTCATACATATACCAGAACAGCTCAATTTGCAGTATCCCGTGATATTCTAGAAAAAGCTGATTTTTATCCGGAAGTTGGTGATATTATATTTTGGGACAATGAATATTATGAACTAGACAATGTTGATGCAAATCAATACTTTGCTGGTAAAAATCCAGACACGTGGCCAAATGGTTCAAACCATGGTTACAGTGTATCTGTAGTTTGTGATGCCCATGCAACAAGACAAACACCACAAGGAATAACAAATATAAGACGCGGAGGAAACAATATGCCTCCTTCATATAAAGGATTTTAATGCCTAGATTGAACAGAGAAGATATCGATCGAAAAACAAATAAACCTAATCCAACACGAACTGAAGGATTAGCGGATGATCTGATATTGAACAGAGCTTATCAAACTCGTCGTGATGATGATGTAATACGAACTAAACAACGTACGGTGTATGATATTGACTTTGCAATCAAATGGTTTATTGAAAATGAAATGCGTCCACAGATAACAGCAGCAGATCAATTGATTCCGATTCCTGTAATTTTTGCTAATGGTGAAAAATGGGACAATGTACGCCGTTTAGGATATTTACGTGACGAAAAAGGAATGCTTCAATCTCCAGTTATCATGTTGAAAAGAAACAGTGTAGTTGAAAGAGATGCCCAAAGAACATTGGATGTCAATCGACCACAAGCAGCAAATCATCTTGTATATCGCAGCCGATACAATGAACGTAATCGATATGAAGATGAATTGTTTCCAATACCAATTCCAAAACCAGCAGACTCCGAAAAAATTTATGTGATTGATGTCCCTAAATATGTTACTATTGAATATGACATGATGATTTGGTGTGACTTTACATCTCAATTGAATTCAGTTGTAGATCAAATATTACCGTACGGACGTTTCAGTTGGGGTAATGAATTCAATAAATTTCCAACCGCTATTGGTCAATTTAGTTTTGAAACAGTAAACACAGTCGGTGAAGATCGATTAGTACGAGCTACAGTACCAATAACGGTGCAAGGCACATTGTTGTCAGCTCAGGAAAGTCGAGTTGAAACTCTTAAAAAAATGTATTCGGTTAAGAGATTATCATTTAACCAATATGTTGATGTAGCTGTTGATTTATTTAGCACTACAATTGTACCAGCAGCAATTTTACGTGCAGCTTCATCTGGTGCAAATATAAATGTAACCGGAGCCACAACAGCAACACTTACGGCACAAGCCATGATTTATCTAACTAATTTAACTGATCAACAAGCTGTATGGGTTGATTCAACAACGGTTAGTGTATCTAACTATGCAGCAATCAATCCAGTAACCAATCAAATAGCAAGTGTTAATGAGTTTGATGTGTATATCAACGGCCAATATATTGACAAACAATTGTATGCATGGACGCCTAGTGATTATACAATTCAAACCATTGTGTTTGATACCGCAGCATTAGGATATCCTATAGAATCTACCGATGTTATAATTATAAATGGAAGGTGGATTTAATGGGAAGACAATTAAAATTAGCACAAGTAGAATCAGAAATATTGCAGTATTCATCATCTGCAAATTTCCCGCAGCCTACTGGTTCTATTAAATATTTATACTTAGATCAATCAGCTAATACATTGTATCGATGGGATGCATTATCTGGATTAAATGGTGAATATGTTCTTTTAAATAGTGCAACGACACCACCTACATCGGGATCTGCAGAAGGCGAATTATACTTTGCAGATCTAGTAACTAGTGCTAGATTAATGCCATGTACATACAATAACGGCGTATCTGGCAGTGGCGCAACTTTAATATCGACTGGCTCTATTGCATTAGGACAATTTAATCAACCCGGTAAAATAGATAATACTACTCCATTAGCAGATGATATTATATTAGTTAGAAGTGAGGCGGCTGCATTAAGAAATGGATTATATTCAATAACCGATCTAGGAAGTCCTACATCATCTTTTGTTTTAACACGGGTATCATATTATGATACCGGTTCTGAGGTGTATCCATCTCAAATTACAGGACTTCGAGGCACAACAGGTGCCAACCAAACTTATATACAACAAACTCCTAATCCTATAATTGGGACTAGCTCAATTGTATTTTCACAGTCACCATCTACATCAACACAAACACTTCCTATACTATTCATAGATACTGTTACAACAGCGCCATTGCCACTATCTACTTATGCATCAGGATCAACATATGTTGGGTTTCCTGGCGCTGGGGCTACATTAACAGCAACAGCAAGTGGAGCATTGGGAGTAATTGGAGGCGTAACTGCATCATCTGGCGTAAGATTGTTAGCAGTTAGTGAATCAAATCCTGTACGAAACGGATCATACACAGTAACAGCTCCCGGCTCTGCAACTACACCATGGAAGCTAACCAGAATAGATTACTGGACCAGCATGCAACCTAATGTTAAAGAGTTTGTGGTAAGCCGATTTGGTGCAACAGAATATGGTTCTAGATATGTGCTACAAAGTTCATCTATTACTCCAGCAAATATTGGAATATCGCAAGCATTAATATTTCAAAAATATTTATATCAAGCATCTGGTAGTGGTGGATCATCTATCCCAGCATTTCCATTTACAGGATCTGCAACTATTACCGGTTCATTAACTGTAACAGGGTCGATTGTTGCAACTACTGGATTTACTGGAAGTTTATTAGGTACCGCTTCATTTGCTCAAACTGCTAGCTATGCTTTAAATGCGGTAAGTTCAAGCTACGCAGCAACAGCATCGCTAGCCCCATTATACTTACCATTAACTGGCGGAACTATATCAGGCAATGTATCAG